CAGAATAATTCTGAAACGGGGCTGCCATTTCAATTTAGGGGCATTATTTAACGAGGTCCAAGTCACAGACTCGGTTGTTAATTCACAGAATTAACTAGGTTGAGCTTCCCTTTTCAGCACTGCTGCAAGTTCAGGCTCGGTTGATTCTAGGGCCATCTGCCTAGTTATGTTAATACTACCCTCTTTCCAAGGATTAGACATGCCTGGAGAGACATTTGAGGTAGGTGTTGGTTTTGCGCCCATTCCAGCAGCCGAACTAGCTTTGAAATGATGCTCCCAACCAGAACCAGGATTTCGTAAGTTATTTATATAAGTGTTGAGGTCTTGTTCAACCCCTCCATTTAAAACAACGACATTACCTTCGTTATTTTTCTTTAATCTATCCTGCAATAAAGAGAGTGTCTGCTCTGCATTAATAGCACCTAAATTGCTAATAGCGGCTAAAGCAGCACTCTTAGTATTTGCAGCCTCATTAGAGGCTTTTAAGTTTTCTAACTCTTGATTTAGAGTTAGTATTTGTTGCTCTTTTTCTTGGGCCGTTTTGTTGGCCTCTTCCCAGAGGTCTTTCCATTGCCCTTGGTCTTCGAGCTTTTGCTTCCTTTCTGCATCGGCTTTTTTGTAGACATCATCTAATTTAGTTTTGATGCCTTTAAATTTTTCCTCTCCTTCTTGGAGTTGAGTTTTTAATGCTGAAATTTGTTGCTCATAATCCGCCTTAACATTGTCAAGACTAGGAGCTTGAGGAACAGGAGTCTCAGCCACGGGCTGTTCAGCAGGAGTCACGGACTCAGGCTGGATGACTTTTTCTTCAACCATAATTAAGCGTCAGCTTTTGGTGTTGTAGTTGTTTTTGGAGCTTTAGGAGCAGCAGGTTTAGCAGCAGATTTTGGTGCAGCAGCTTTCTTAGGAGCAAAAGCAGCTTCTAATTCTTCTGCTGTTGTTCCTGAATCCAGATTGCCTGAAGACATAGAAAAATTAGTATCTGTTCAATATTCTAATGTATTAATCTTTTTCAGTCTCTGAAGCGTTCGGTAATACCTCTCCCTGTACCAATATTTGCCTAAATTCATCTCTATCTATCACTTGTTGCTCAAATAGTGAAGTTAAAGCTGTTACATCTTGTCCAATCAGTCTCTCAATATCAAAATCACGACTAATTTTGATTTCTGGAGGTTCTAACCCTACATAAGCCGCAGATAAATTAAATGCCTTCTGTAATTTCTGTTCTAATTCGAGCGAAACCATCGAGAGCATGGAATTAGTATCCACTCTGTCGAGTCTTCTTGCATCTGCCGATTCAGCAACAAATTTTTGCTGCGAAAGCGTACTAATGCCGAGCGTAGCCATTTGAAGTTGTAATTCCTGTATTTCTGCCGCTTGTGCTTCAAATGCGCTTGATGCTGGTTCAACGTAATAAACTTTGTTACCTGGCTGGGTCGCCATTGCGTAGTTGACGCTGATTGCCATGTCTTTCGTTTGGTCATCCCATCCCTCTAAAACGAGCATTGGTTGTGACGCTACATGCAAACTATGTATTAAGTCAGCTTGTCTTTGGAAATGTGCAAGATTTAAGTAAGCAATGTCTAATAAAGGTGGCTTACTTGTTAAAGTATCTGTCTTCCCTGCATAAATAGTAGTTAAAGGTATTTCGCCTAAAGAATATTCACCAGTCTCGACTAAATCATAGTCATTGTTGTTAGCTGGACCGTCAAAGCTTCCTGCATAAGTATCATCATTTGTTGTATATAATGCTCTTTCAGCCTCTTTTTTACGATAAATTCTATATTTTCCAGGCTCTATAACTCTAACCTGATCGTAAACTCTTTCACCAAACTCTCCCGTTGGTACGACTGCTTTTTCGGCTATTCTTATTTGCACTAACTTCCCATAATTAGACTCCCTATCTAATCTCCAGCCATAAATATTTGTAGGATCGACTTCAATCCAGTAAGGTCTACGGCCTAGAGATCTTTCTTCCGCTAAACTTAAAGCACCAGCAGGTGCAGGATAGTCAACAAGCACATGACTTTGACCATAAGTTAACGAACAAAGTATTAATCTACGTGCATATTCGTCTAAATCTGAACCACAACCATCAACATCTTTTATAAACTCTTCTGTCCAATATGGATCACCAGTTATGCTAATCGGTTTCCTTAAAATTAGACCAGTGGCAGCCCTTACTAATCTTTGAGTGTAAGGAGAGAAAACTGCTCGGTTTACCCTTGATTGATAAGCGACGTAATCTTCTCTTGGTTCTAAAGGGAGGAAAGCTTCTGAATTATCTCGTAAATATTCAGTCCCTAACGTAACTGCCTTCATAATTTCCCAGCCCTTCACCATATCCAATACAGCACGAGTACGTGTGAAAGGACTATCAGTTCCACCAACTGAAGTAGAACTGACTATATTTGTGCGAATTGGGCCAGGGACGGCATAAGTCACGGAGATTACCCTCTTATTGTGTTACCTCCTTAAATGTCTACAGCAGTTAAGGCACCACTCATTTGGAAGCTAACGGATACAGTTTGAAGATCACCAACAGATGTTCCAAACTCTGCGCCTGTAACAATTCCTTTGAATTGCAACTTTTTATTCCCAGAAGTGTCTAAATACAACTCAAACATTGCATCAGCAGGATCTTCTGTTGTTACAACATCTTTAATAAATTCTTGTGTTTCATCACCAGAAGATGCGGTATAAAGTAAATCGACAGAACCACTTCCATCAATAAAACTACCTACATAACTACGTGAAGTAGCTCCATGTGCTGTGCAATCAAGCACATCTTTACTTAAAGAAAAGCTCCAACCAGTTGTTGATGCAACTGTAGCGACGGTTCCAGTTGCGTTCTTAAACTTAACGGAGCCTTCTTCACCACGATAGAAAGCCATGATTAAAAATCAAAAAGAAAGGTATGTTAATAGTTTAACTTGTACTGCCTGATTTTACAGGCTTTTGTGGTTGAGTTTTGCCTTTTTTATCTAAATATTGTTGACATCTGAAATCCCAAAGCCCAGGACTACGCTTCCCTTTAACTTTTTCGATTACATCAAGCATTTCTTCTGTGATTTCCATAAACTTTAAAGTAATTAGTAAATCCTGTATGTAGTCTGCCCTAAAGTTTCGGGTTTTGCCAAATTGAATTGTTGTAAACATAAATAACCAAAAGCGTCAAACGCATGGTCAACACCCAAATTCTTATTTGGTAATCCTGTATTTGGCGTATATGTAAGAGTCCTTAAAGATTTGATTAACTCTTTGCAACGTGGATGAATAAATGTTCTTCTCGCACCAGAAGCATCAAGTAATGCCGTATTTACTGCTGTTATTTTATCTCTAATCTTCCAAGGAGCTTTTGGCGCAGAGACATTAAAGCCACTTCTACGTAAAATTGTATGGTCAGTAGCTCCCACACCCGCAGTTTTTCTTGCACCCCCCGTTGGGTCGGGGCAAGCGATAATTCTTCGATCTACACCATATCTACGCTGTACTTCTTCCGCAAAATCCCATGTTGTAGCCCCTCCTGTCATAATTATTTCATCGAACACATATAGCGTGTCATCTTTCTTAACAGCACAGATGCCACTCATCGGATCAACGTTAAAGTCAACCCCCAATAACAATGGCGCAACGCTAATATCCTTCGCTTCTTGTGTAATATTTGCATCCCCAAAAGAAATAGCTACTAAACCCGTTAAATTCTCGAAACTTGCCTCAAATTCTTGCCTAAATGTCCTCTCATCTAATTGCGCCCTAGCTGCTTCAACCTCTTCTGAAGGGACATTTCCCCCCTCAATCGTTGTATAACACCATCTTTTCCACTCCTCTGTGGGATCTTCTGGGACATAGCACCACAAATCATAAAACCAACTAGCTGTTCCATCAGGCGTACTAATAAATAATGCCCAACCTTGTTTATCTGCTAAAGCTGGCCTGATTACTTCAAACCATACCTCTGAATCCATAAATGCCGCCTCATCTAACACTACCCCCGATAAACTTCGGCCCCTTAGAGCCATTGCATTTTCAGTCCCCTTTAACTCGATGCTCGATCCGTTTATTAAGTCCAGCCTTAAATCGGTTTCGTTTTTGGATTGTATCCTC